CATCACAACTACCCATGCAGCTAATGTCGTTAAGACTTTTCACCCGATTTACCCTTATGGTCAAGTAGCGGCAACTACTTACACAGATTATTCAACCGAGCCAGCAGTACAGGAAGCCAGCCTTATGATCTCAATCGATATCTGGCAGAGCCGTCAAGCTCCCTCAAGCGGTGGCGTATCCATCGATGGCTTTACCCCTAGCCCTTACCGAATGGGTAACACTCTCTTGGCTCGCGTTCGTGGCTTGCTTGCTCCATATCTTGACCCTCGTTCTATGGTGGGCTGATGCCAGCGATAACAACCCTACGATCTAGCATTGCGTCAGCTCTTACAGACAATACCAAGTACAGCGTGTTTTCCTTCCCGCCTTCTACGCCTATTGCTAACTCAGTAATCATTACTCCTGCTGATCCATACATCACGCCAACCAACAATGACAGAACTTCTGTCGCTCCCTTGGCTAACTTTAGAATTCAGATCCTTGTCCCATTGCTTGACAATGAGGGCAACCTTGCTGGCATCGAGACCGACATCGTTCGAGTCTTTGCGCTTCTAGACGCTTCCAGCATTGTCTTTAATGTAGGAAGCGTAAGCGCACCAAGCGTTCTAAGCATCGCTTCTGGAGATTTACTGACTTGCGACATTGCAATCAGTACCCTAACGGAATGGAGTTAAATCATGACCGATTTAGCACAATGGGAAAAAGAGAACAAAGAGTTCCTGATTAAAATCGGTCAGGCAGCTCCAGCACCAAAACCAACAACTAAGAAAGATGAGGAATAAGCCGTGTCAGTATATCTAAGCAACGGAGTGGTTCTTACTGTAAACGCGGTGGATCTCTCTTCTCTAGTCTCAGCAGTAACAATCAACCGCTCATTCGATGAGCTCGAAGTTACAGCAATGGGCGATTCAGGACACAAGTTCGTCAAGGGCTTGGAAGCATCTTCAATCACAATCGACTTCTTCAATGATGAAGCAACTTCAAAGACACTCCAGACACTTCAGACAGTATGGGGAACAAGCACAACTGTTACAGCTAAGCAGACTTCATCAGCTACATCAGCGACAAACCCACTTTACACAATGAGCTGCCTAGTCAATAACACAACACCTATTAACGGTGCAGTTGGCGACATCTCAACTCAGAGCGTAACTTGGACTGTAAACGGTACAATCGCCGTAACAACTTCCTAATAACTAAGTAAGGGGCTAATAATGGCAAGACTCAAAGTAACAAGGGCTGATGGACAAGTACAGGAGTTTGAGATAACTCCCGTTCTTGAATATAGCTTTGAAGCATACGCCAAGAAGGGCTTTCACAAAGCCTTGATTGAGGATCAGAAGCAGTCAGATGTTTACTGGCTGTGCTGGGAAGCAATCAGGCGCTCAGGGGAAGTCGTTAAACCTTTTGGGGAACAGTTCCTTGAGACACTCAAGTCAGTTGAGGTCTTAGAATCTGACCCTTTAGTCTAAGGGTGGATCGGAACTCCATCACTTATCTCGCAGCTCGTCTGAGTTATGAGTATGGAGTTCCCTTCCAATCCATCGTAGAACTACCTGCGGTGGCGTTTAAGGCACATATAGAAGTCCTCAAGGACATAGCGAAGGAGCGTAGCAATGCCAGTTCAATTGCAAGGCGCGGTCGCCCTTCGTAAAGCATTGCGTAACTTTGAGCCGGATTTAGCCAAAGAAACAACCAAAGAGATTGCCAACTTTCTCAAGCCGGTAACTCGGAACGCTCGAGGCTTCCTGCCTTCTAATTCAGAAGTGCCATCAGGCTGGCTTAAGCGCGAAGGCGCTAAGGGTCGCTGGGCTAATCGCTATTATGACAAAGGCGAGGTTAGCCGAGGCATCAGCTACAAGAGCAGCCCAAGCAAGGCTAACCGCCGAGGGTTTAGAGCCTTGGCATCTATTTTTAACAAGTCTGCTGCCGGTGCTATCTACGAGACAGCCGGTCGCAAGTCTGGTGTTACTGGGAAGTTTACTCCAAAGCTCGGCGGTCAGCTCGTTGGTGAAGGTCAGAAGATGACAGGTAGAGCAATATTCAGAGCCTTTGAACAGGATCGTGGAAAAGCAACAGCAGGAGTTCTCAAAGCAATTGAAACTTCAGCGGCTAAATTTAATGCAAGGAGACCAGGCTAGTGGCAGATTTAAGAGTTGATATTGCTTCGGAGTTCACCGGCAAAGCAGCCTTTACTAAAGCAGAAAAGGCAACCGGCTCTCTTGAAAAATCAGTCAAGTCATTAGGCAGAACTTTAGGCATAACTCTTGGCGCAGCCGCCATGACAGCCTACGGCAAGGCAGCGGTCAAGGCTTTTGCGGCTGACGAAGCAGCAGCCAATCGACTTGCCACCGCAGTAGATAACCTTGGGCTTTCATTTTCTCAAACTAAGGTTACAGAATTTATAGCCAACCTTGAGAGCAGCGCGGCCATTGCCGATGATGTTTTGAGGCCGGCGTTTCAGGGTCTATTGACCACCACCGGATCATTGACCAAGTCTCAAGAGCTTCTCAATAATGCCATTCAAATTAGCCGAGCAAGCGGTATAGACCTAGCCACAGTTGCAACCGATTTAGGTAAAGGTTATGTAGGTATTACTAGAGGCTTGATTAAGTACAACACAGGCTTAACTAGAGCAGAGATTACAACTAAGTCATTTAACGAGATTTTAGGCATCATGCTTGCCCGTTCAGCAGGTTCAGCACAGGCTTATCTAGAAACAACTTCTTACAAAATGGAAGTCTTAGCGGTAGCCACCGGCAACGCTCAAGAAATAATTGGCAAGGGCCTAATAGATGCTTTCGCTCGCGTAGGCGGCGGCACGGAAGCAAGTGACGCGGCTAAAGCAATTGAAAATATTGCAAAGGCTACCAGCAATGTAATAGTTGCATTGGGTACAGCCATTGGCTTCATCGAGAAGTTCCGCAAGGGTTATACAAACTTCCTTGCAGGTGGCGATGTCAATGCTATGCTTGAAGGCTCATCGGCCAGCACCAATCGTTCAGCATCACCAGCAGGTACTGCGCGGCGCACAGCGCAGCAACGAGCAGCAGAAGCATCAGCAGCCAAGCGAGCCAAAGAACTAGCAGCTTTGCAGACTAAGCAGATTAAGTCTCAGAAGGCTTTAACAGCAGAGCAGAAGAAACAAGCAATGCTTAAGAAGGCTGGTTCAATCTTTGACTTAGAGCAGGTGCAACTCATCGCTGCCCTGAAGGGTAAATTGTCCGATGAAGATCGCAAGCGCGTTGAACTTCAGTTTGCTTTACTTACAGGCAATACAGCAGAAGCACAGAAACTCACTAACGAGATTGCCAAGGCTCAAGGATTAAGTAAAGATTTAGCTGGTTATCTTGCAAGCCTTCCAGATGCTAAGAACCCTTTTACAGCATGGTCTGCATATCTTGATATGCTTGCTAAGAAGGCTGCCTTAGTAGTTACCGGCGACCCCACCTTTAACAGTTCTCTTGGCTGGAATAACAATCCTTCATTCCCTGAAGTTCCAGAAACCAATGTAACGCCATTCCCTAGATCAACACCCGGCAGTTTCCGCAGAGCAGAAGAAGCCTCAAATCAAACGGGTCCGATTCAGGTCAGCGTTCAGATTGATGGCAAGGCGATTGCTACAGCTTTGCAGGACACTTCCCTATCCGGTGTCTCATCGAGCGTTAATAGAACCTATGGAAGCTTTGCAGGTCGCTGATGGCTTTACCTGCTGAGATATCCGTATCCTTTGACTTTAGTTCCGGCGCTACTTTCGGCTACCCGTTTACTATTGGTGATGCTAAGTACGGAGTTCTAGGCACAGGCACACTTGGCTCTTCTACAGTTCCAGTTCCAATTGTAGATTTAACTCCTAATGTCCGTAACATAACTATCAACCGCGGCAGAGATATCCAAGCTGATACCTATATCGCTGGCACAGCGGTTGTACGCATTACGGATCCAGATTCTTACTTCAACCCTCAGAACACAGCCAGCCCTTATTACGGCTATTTAGTGCCTTTGCGCAAGGTGCGTATTGCAGCTACAACAGCAACAGCGCAGGAATTCTTATTCTCAGGGTATACAACCGAGTACCGCTATACCTATGACCAAGCCGAGCAGATGGGCTATGTAGATATCTATATCGCTGATGCTTTCCGCTTGTTTAACCTGGCTCAGATAACAACCGTTGCAGATTCAGGGGCAGGGCAAGCAACCGGCACACGCATAGGCAAGATATTAGATCAGGTGGACTTTCCAGCCAATATGCGAACAATCGCTACTGGTCAATCTAACTGCATCGCTGACCCCGGAACGCTACGCACAAGCCTAAATGCGGTTAAGAACGCAGAGTTCTCAGAGCAGGGTGCGTTCTTTATTAACGGCTCAGGCACAGCAGTATTTAAGGATCGTAACTCAGTAGCCTCATCTATCTCTGGAACTCCTATCGAGTTTAATCAGACCGGCGGTATCCCTTACCGCAACCTAATCTTTGCCTTCGATGACAAGCTCATCATTAATCAAGCCCAGATGACCCGATATGGTGGCACAGCACAGTTCTACGAGAACGCGGACAGTATTGCCCGATACTTCCCTCACCAGTACAGCGCACAGGATTTAGTTATCGATACCGATGCCAATGCCCTCAATATTGCTGCCACCTATGTCGCCACGAGAGCTGAGACCGTTATCAGAATCGATCAGATGGTTGTAGATTTATTAGACCCAGCAGTACCAACAGATACGATGATTGGCTTGGATTACTTTGACAATGTGCGCATCTCTAATAATCAACCTGATGGCAGCACAATCGTCAAGACACTACAGGTTCAGGGTCTATCGTGGAATATCAGCCCTAATTCAATGCAAGTAACAGTTACAACACTTGAGCCCATCGTCGATGGATTCATCATAGGAAGCACAGAACGCGGTATAATTGGCGTGAGTGCAATGACTTACTAGGAGATATAAATGGCAACAGGATTCCCAAGCGCAACCGGAGATATTCTTACGGCAGCAATGTTTAACGGTCTTGTGACCTTTACTATTAACCCACAGTCAGGCTCAACCTACACGGTAGCCAACGCAGACCTTTATCAGTCTTTGGTTCAGGCAACTAACGCCTCAACTAAGACAATCACGATTGCACCTGATTCGACTCTCACTTCAGCAGCTACAGGATCAGCAATCACCTTCCTTAACTCAGGAGCAGGTCTCCTTACATTTGCAGCCGGTTCAGGGGTAACCATTACTTCAGCCGGAGCGGTTTCAGCAGTTCCTACATTGGCACAATACAAGACAGCCGTTGCGATTCGCACAGGAGCAAATGCTTGGACTATCGCGGGAGCGATTGGATAATGATTGGTGCCATTACAGCAGGATTACTTAGTGAGCCTACAGCTCCTGGTGAGTTCCTCGATTATTTAGTTATCGCAGGTGGTGGCGGCGGTTCTGTCTTTGCCGGTGGCGGCGGTGGAGCCGGTGGCTATAAATATGCAACAAATTTTAGTTATTCACTATCAACTAATTATTCAGTAACAGTAGGAGCTGGTGGTTCTGGTGGTGTTCCTAATGGAGTAGGCACTAACGGTTCTAATTCAATTTTTGCCACAAACACAATGACCGGCGGCGGAGCCGGTGGCGGCGGTGGATTCACAGTAAATGGATCTAATGGCGGTTCAGGCGGTGGAGCTTCAGGTTCTGGTGGTAACTCAACATCAACTGGTGGTTCAGCAACTTCTGGACAAGGCAATGCAGGCGGTAACGGTGTCAGCGCAACCGGAGATGCATCTGGCGGCGGTGGCGGCGGTGGTTCTTCAGCAGCAGGCAGCAATGGAGTTATTGTCGAAAATGGCGGTAATGGTGGTGCTGGTACTGCAAACTCAATTACAGGATCATCAGTAACCCGAGCCGGTGGCGGTGGCGGTTCAGCTAACGGTGGCACAGCAGGTTCAGGTGGTTCTGGTGGCGGCGGAGCCGGTGCAAAGGGTGTAGGAGTTAATGCAACAAGCGGAACAGCCAACACAGGTGGCGGCGGTGGTGGATCATGGGTAAATGGCAATGCAGGAGCCGGTGGTTCTGGAATTGTTATCCTTCGTTACGCAAATACTCGCACAATTACAATTGGTGCCGGACTTACAGGATCAACTGCAACAGATGGTTCATTTAAAGTAACAACAATTACTGCTGGCACAGGAAATGTGAGCTGGGCATAATGGCACATTACGCATTTTTAGACGAGAACAATATCGTTACAGAAGTCATCGTCGGCATCGATGAGACTGAACTAATTGATGGCATAAGCCCTGAGAATTGGTACAGCCTATTTAGAGACCAGACCTGCGTTCGTACAAGCTACAACGGCAAGATTCGCTATAACTATGCAGGGATTGGATATACCTATGATCCAGTCGATGATGCCTTTATAGCTCCAATGCCTAGCTGCGGTCATGAGACTTTATTGCTCAACGCTCAAAAGCGATGGGAGTGTGAGACCTGTGCAGCCGAGATTATGTAAGGCAGGGCAGCAACTCAGACTGCAAGTAGATGATTCTTTCAGTTCAAGAGATAAGACCTCAGACGGCTGGATTGGCGATTACCGTCATTCAACGAGTCCTTCTGACCACAATCCTGATGCAAAAGGTATCGTCAGAGCCATTGATATTGACAGGGATTTATCTGGAAAGAAAAAGCCTGACCTCATGCCTTACCTTGCAGATCAGATTCGACACGCAGCAAAGTCTGACAAGCGCATTGCTTACATCATATTCGCAGGAAAGATTGCTTCCCCTCGCATGGGGTGGCGCTGGCGCAAGTATTCTGGAATCAATCCGCATGACCATCATTGCCATATCTCTTTCACTACAAAGGGCGATACAGACGGTTCGTTCTTTAATATCCCAATGATAGGCGGCACAGCATGAACATGAAGAACCCAACAATTCTCACAGCAGGAGCGTTCCTAGCTGCGTGGGGTGCATCTAACTTTGCACTCGATTATCGCTCTGTCTTATGGGCAGTCTTAGCAGGCGTATTCGGATACGCAACGCCTAAGAAGTAATGAGTGCGGTAGATATCTCGGCTGTTGCCG